GCCAATAGATTACATATTCCTAGATGGGTTTTTGTGACCGCCTGTTCGGTTGTTGTGGGCATGCTTGGTATAGTAGTATTAATGCTACAGATTACTAACGATGCTTCTGCTGGCGTTATAGAAAACAGTAGAATAGCCGCAGAAAAAGCAGAGAAAGTAGCCCAAAAAGCAGAGAGAGTAGCATATAGTTTAGATACTCATGTTGCAGTTCGGGAAGTAGAAAACAAGGCTATCTTAGATAAGCTTGATCAAATCTACAAAGTGCTAGAAAAACAAGAAGCTAGAGATGAAAAGCATGATGAAATCATTCAGACCATCCTTGGTGAAATTCTAGTGTTAAAAACCGCAGCAAATAGTACCGAGTAATAAACTATGAATGCATTTCCTATACAACAAGAGCAGTTAGTTATCAAAGACACTGGGAAATGTCAACACGGTAGACAATTTTATGAACTAGTTGAACCCCTCACTTTTGAGTACAGAGTCAATGGTGGGGGTTTAACTATTAAAGTCCCTAAAGGTTTTGAAACCGATTTTGCTTCTATCCCAAGAATATTTTGGCCTATCTTACCACCGTTTGGTAGATATACTAAGGCCGCTATTATTCATGATTATTTATATGGATTAGAAGGATGTTCCCGTTGGTTGGCTGATGCTATCTTTAGAGAAGCAATGTTCCAACTGGAAGTACCGTGGTATAAGCGTATACCAATATATTACGCTGTAAGATTTTTTGGTGGTATCTGTCGATGGATACCTAAACCTAAATAACAATTAAAAAGGATATTAAGTCTATGACTTGGAACAACACAGATGAGCAGAACGCTCTGATCGACGAACTCTTATCTTATTTTGAGAATTTTCGTCAAAGTGACATCTATGAAACGCGAGATGACTGGGATACTTATTTCATGAAACTCGCACAGCAGGTTTCTACCCGAAGCAACGATCCTCAAACACAGTATGGTTGTGTGATTGTATCTCCAACCAAAGAAGTAGTGGCTACTGGTTATAATGGTACTATACGTGATATACCAAAAAATCTCTTGCCTAATCTTAGGCCAGAAAAATATGAGTGGATGATTCATTCTGAGCAGAACGCCCTGCTATCCTGTGCTCGCCAAGGTAAAAGTACTTTAGGTTGTACAGTATATGTAACTGGTGTGCCATGTCTACTGTGTCTACAGTTTATGTGGCAAGCAGGGATCACGGAAATTGTTTATATAGAACATAAGGCTAATATGTTGACAGAGGACATGCAAAAGAAGATTTTGTTGGTCCAAAAGTTGACTGATGGCAAACTAAATATGAGAAAATTAGAAGGAGCAAAAAATGACTGATAAAGTATCTAAAATGGAACTTGAAGGAAAAGCGGGAACAATCATAGCCGATGCAGACTCTGGCAACATCTTCGCATGGAAAAATGATGGGACCGGAATGAACATTAATATGAGCGATAATGCTATAATGTTTTATGATGGTGAACATCTAAATAGTTTCCCATCAATAGCCATAGGAGAAAATGGCATACAAGCCAGAAATTCAGAAGGTGAAGTAGTAATTATTTCTCCCGATAGACTGTATGAGCTTGCGGCACTCCTAAACAACAAAAAGTTGAAGAAGATGCTGGAATAATAGTTGACAAACCAGACAACTTTTTGCTATAATATACTGTCGGCAAAATAAATGAGAGCATGAATCGCAACTTTGAGATTCGCTGACTCTAAGAGGCACTAAGCCGACAGACGTAAACCTTGACCTGTTACAGCCCGTAGCGGCAAAGTTGATAAGTAGTGCCTCTTTTTATATCTATCATAGCCCGTTTGGACTTAAAGTTTGAACGGGCTTTTTCTCGCAAATATACCTTATGGAGACGCACAGTGGGATCATCTACCGAACTACAGACCTATATATTTAAATCTAAATACGCTAGATGGGACAAAGAGAAGAAAAGAAGAGAGACATGGCAGGAGGCAGTTGATAGAGTTAGAGGGATGATGTTGACAAAGTATGCTGGATGTGGTATTGATGAAGATATCAATTGGTCATATGACATGATGCAGAAGAAGAAGGTTCTGGGTTCACAACGTGCTTTACAATATGGTGGCAAACCTATACTGGACAAAAATGCCAGGATTTTCAACTGCACAGCCGCGTATTGTGATAGACTGGATTTCTTTCATGAATGTTTTTGGTTGTTGTTATGTGGGTGCGGGACTGGGTTTAGTGTGCAGAAACACCATATAGCTAAACTGCCAGAGCTAACTAATTGTTCAGAAAACTGCAAACCTATTACCTTCATAATTCCTGACACTATTGAAGGGTGGGCAGATGCCCTCAAGGTTTTAATCTTATCTTATGTTGATGTTGACTCTGAATATCGTCACGCCAGCGTAACCTTTGACTACTCAAAAATTCGTCCTAAAGGTGCTACGTTGAGTTCAGGTATTGGCAAAGCTCCTGGACCCGAAGGACTAAAACTAGCCCTAGAAAGAATTGACAAACTATTAAACGAATGTATCAAACGTCACTTTAGAACTGGTTGTACCAACAAATTACGTCCTATAGATGCGTATGATATAGTTATGCACGCTAGTGATGCTGTATTAAGCGGTGGTGTAAGACGCTCAGCAAGCATATGTATTTTCTCTCCTGACGATCAGGATATGTTGACCGCTAAGGCTGGCGACTGGTTAACCACTAACCCACAACGTGCTCGCTCTAATAACTCAGCACTGTTACTTAGAGGTAAAACTGACTATAAAGACTTTGAAAAGCTATTGAACTCAGTAAAGGAGTTTGGTGAACCAGGATTTATATGGGCAGACGATCTTGAATTTATGCTGAACCCATGTGCTGAAATCGCCATGTATTGTTACGATAAAGATGGCAACTCAGGATGGCAAACATGCAACCTATCTACTATTAACTGTGGTACTATTACTGATGAGGATGATTTCTTAGATAGAGCTAAAGCCGCCGCCGTTATTGGTACTTTACAGGCTGGATTTACTAGTTTTGACTATCTTGGTGAGGTATCAGAGAATATAGTAAAAAGAGAAGCGTTGTTAGGTGTTAGTATGACAGGAATTATGGAAAACTTTGAGATAGCCCTTAATCCACATGTGCAGTCACTTGCTGCATCATTAATTAAAGATACCAACGCCAGAATAGCCAAGTTAATAGGAATTAATACAGCAGCCAGAACAACATGTTTGAAACCTGAAGGCTGTTTAAACAAGAACTCGTTTGTACAAACATCAGAAGGAATTTTAACGCTAGAGGAAATTGGAGACATTAACGGAGATATATGGCAAGATTATTGTACCAATATTGTTACGGATAAAGACGATCAACAAACAAGTAAGTTTTACTGTAATGGGCATTTTAAAACTAAAAAAATACTTACTTCTGGTGGTATAGAAATTGAAAGTACCTATAAACATAGGTTTAGAGTATTACGTGGACAGGAATATGTTTGGGTTGAGGCTAGGGATTTACAAAATGGTGATATGCTGCCGTATAAACTAGGCGGTTATACTGGTGGTAAAATTCAAACATTGGCTAAGCCAACACTAAAAAAGTCTAAATATGCCAGTAATCAAAGGTCGCTACAGCATATAGATCATATTGATGAAAATTTTGCGTGGTTTTTAGGGTTGTACGTTGGCGACGGCTCTAACCATGCTAATAAATATAGCATTAGAATACATGGTGATTATAGAAAACAAGAACATTTGTTAAAAGCACAGGAGTATATAAACAAAACTTTTAAGTTGAATGCTTATATATATAAGTATAATCAAGACGATGACGATAATAGATGTGCGTTATATATTACATCAAAAGAGTTTTATATGTTTTTATCATGTAACGGATTGCTTAAACAAAAATCTAAAGACATAGAAATTCCATTAAGTATTAGATGCTCGTCCAGTAATATTGTTAATGAATATATTGACGGTTATGCGTGTGCCGATGGGTGTAATCAAAGATATCGTAGTTTTTGCACAACATCTAAGAACATGGCACAACAATTAGTTCAGTGCCTACGTGCTATTGGTAAAGATTGTAAAATGCGTTTAATGCCACCAACAAACAGTTCCTTTGGTAATAATATGAGATATTGGATACAAGAACGAGTTGGAAGAGGCAGTAATAAGACACCGTATCACAAATATCATAAAATTTTAGATAAGCATGGGTTAAGCGACTGTTCTGTGGATCGAATTGTAGACATTAAAGATTCATATTGTGACACATATGATATTACGGTTAACAATAACAATCATACATATGTTGCCAATAGTTATATTTCTCATAATACTGGTTCTATGGTGTTAGGTACTAGTGCTGGAATTCATCCGCATCATTCTAAAAGATATATTAGAAGAGTACAAGCAAATGTAACAGAAAATGTATACCAACACTTCAAGGAATATAATCCAAGTGCTTGTGAGAAGTCTGTCTGGAGTGCTAATGATACTGATGAGATAGCTATGTTTCCAATTGAAGTTCCCGATGGGGCTAAAACTAAGAATCAACTTCCTGCGTTAGAGATGCTAAAGATAGTCAAGAGTACTCAAGAGCACTGGGTTAGAGCAGGACGTAGACCTGAACGCTGTGTTAAACCGTGGCTATGTCATAATGTTAGTAATACCATTACTGTATGTGATGATGAATGGGATGATGTAGGTAAGTATATTTATGATAATAGGGAATATTTTACTGGTGTTGCCCTTTTGCCTTTAAGCGGCGATAAGGACTATCCTCAAGCACCGTTTACTACAATCTATACTAGTAGGGAAATAGTTAAAGAATATGGTGATGCTGCTATATGGTGCTCTGGTTTAATTGAGTTGGCACTTAAAGCTTTCGGTGGTAATTTATGGAAAGCGTGTGACGATTTACTTAAAGACGATTATTTAGATGATTTGAGTGTTCCGATTGCTATGATAGACTCTATTGCTAAAAGAGTTGAATTTTGGCAACGTGGACGCAAGTATGCCAAAAAGTACTTTACTGGAGACATTAAGAAACTGACATATTGTTTGAAAGATGTTTATAACTGGAAAGCTTATAGTGATTTAAAAGAAAGCTTTGTACATGTACCCTATATTGAGATGGTAGAGACTGAAGATAATACTAAGCCAGAAGAAGAAGCTGCTTGTAGTGGTGGAGCTTGCTTAATTTAGGATAATTAGGAATTTTAGGGAATAAAAGAGGGCGGTTTCACCGATTACTAATTAGAGTCGATGACATCGCTTTTTTATTAGGAAGTATAATGACACACAAAAGAGCCTTAGTTTTAAACGCAGATTTCAGACCGCTTGGTGTAATAGGCTGGCAACGTGCAATCGTATTAACACTTGAAAACCAAGAAACTCCAGGCACAGGTCTGGAAGTTGTTACTTATTATGCAGATACTATAAAAGGAACTGCTGGTAAGGAATACCCTGCTCCAGCCGTTGTACGCTCTCCAAACTACATCAAACAAAAAAAGCGAAATATTCCCTTCTCAAGAAAGAATGTATTTATTAGAGATCAGTTAAAGTGTCAGTATTGTGGAGAAAGATTTAAACCTAGCGAACTTACTTATGACCATGTTGTACCTAGAGCTAAGTGGAAGAAGCAAAAACACGTCATTAGTCCCACGCAATGGAATAACATTGTAACTGCCTGTATCCCCTGTAATAGAAGAAAAGCCAATAGAACTCCTAAAGAAGCTAATATGAAGCTTATTAAGGAACCTCAAGAGCCTAATCCTTATGGGTATATTTTAGGTTTGACACCTTGGGGCGTTATCCCTGAAGAATGGTACATGTGGCTTACTTCTTTATATTCTCATTTAAAAGACGTAAAAACATAGAAATTATGGAAACATTCTTTAAAGTTTTGGTGTATAATAATGTTAGCCATTTGAAAAAGAACGAATAATCTATAACAATTGTAATAGGAATTTACTCATATAATGCCACTATATACATTTAAATGTGAAGATACTAACGGTGATGAAGATACAGGATGTGGGAAAAAATTTACTATACATCAATCTATGTCCTTTTTTAGTGGCGAAACTGTATGTCCTTGGTGTGGAGGTATGGCTCAACATTGTTTTATGGATGATGCTAAAACCGTCCGTAGTACAGTCACAGAAAATGATGACCAAATTACTATTGGTCGCTTAGCCAAACGTAATGATGAGCGACTAAGTAGCGATGAAAAAGCTCATATCACACATGAGCATAATAAATATAAGTATGAAGATTCTACTAAGAAACTTCCTAAAGGCATGTCACGAATGGGTAAGCCAAAAGACAGGCAATTTACTAAGAAACAACGCAAAAAAGACCCTAAAAGGAGAAAAAATGAGTAACAATACCATAAAATCAGAACTAAAAAAAATGACAGGCGAAGAATTTGCTACTGTAATTGAAGTTTTAAATAAAGCTTCTAAAGAAGAATTACGGGATATAAAAGAAAAAATTATATGGAAAGAGAAAGACTTACATGCCGAAGAACAAAGTATGGAAGTTGAGTTTATGGGTATTCCGTCAATGACAATTAAACGTTTTGCTGATTTATATCAGTTAAAACTACAAATAAAAGAAAGCGACCACACTGGTTCTGTTTCATATGATACTAAATTTACACGAAACGACGAAGATGTATGGCAATGGAGTCGCTATAGTTCAGATCAATCAGACACAGACACAAATCTTGGCGGTGTATGTCGTGGGTTTGGCGATAGCGTTTCTGCTTCAATTCACGACTATATAAACCAGATTGTTAATACAAAACTAATCTTTAAAGAAAAAAAATCTACTAATATTACTATTGTTCATGTACCGAAACTTATTACTGGAGTAGCAGCGTATATGTTAATTCCAAAGGAACAATTAAATGAAACTTCCTAGTCTCCTTGAAGATAAAATAAAAAAAAGCTAAGGCTAAACATCCTTCAATCTTACAGTCTGCTGTGGCTACCAAAGTGGCTTTGCCAGAAAAAATGACCCCTGCGGGCATTACAGCAGACGATATCCCAGGTTTCAAAGAAGAAAAGGGCAATCGTATTATAGGTACTAACAACAAACCAAGCTTAGCACCAATGCGAGATAGGATATGGTCATGCTTAGCCGAACATATTGAGAACAAAGAAAAACAAAGAGAGCAAGATCAAACGTTAGAACTTGCTAAAAATAAAGAACAAAAAGAACTAATAGTAGAGGCACTAGAATGTCACAGAATCCAAAGGCTCCACACCAAGCTGTCATATCGATTAAAATTGAAATTATGGAAAATCTGCCTGACGGTAAAGTCAGTGGTATTCCTGTTACTAAATCCAGCAACATATTTACGACTATTGGTCGTGACTTGGGGCAATGTAGCCACAACGTTGAAAAAATGCTGCTATCCATCAAAGAAAGTTTAAAACAATGCCGAGAAGAAACACCGAGCACATGAGTAATCGTATACGTGGTGATGAACTGCAACACGCTATATGGAAGCCAAATGCCGATATAGCCTCTCCTGAAGTTGATGAATCTGAAGGTATCCTAGTCTTCACCATAACTGGCAAGGAAGACGGATGTATTGATGAATATGGTAATGCTAATAAGGAAGGCTTTCCAGCTTTACTAGACGGAGAAGATAAGCAAGGCAACGCTATTCATGCTGAAGATATGGATCATGCATATGCCAAAAGTATTCGAGCAAATGGTAAGATTAACTATTATGTTAAGAGACATAGTACTGGCAGACTATTTGACCCAACCAGTCTATACAGCGAACACAAACAATCAAGAGAGTTGCATGTTCGTAGTGAAATGAATAAATGGAGTCCTGTAGACTACAAGACTTTTACGCACTATCTAAAATTCCTTAGTACACGCAACGCAGCTTGGCTAAGAACAGCACAGAGGGAACTAATATAATGGCTAAGGGAAGATTATCACAAACAGAAAAATATGTTATCAAGGGCATGTATGAAGATGGTAAGACAGCCGAAGAAATTGCGGCAGAACTTGAACGTAGTGTTATGGCTGTAGAAAACTATATTGAAGGTATGACATATAATATTAATCCTCAAGAAGTTGAACCAGAACCAGAAAACCCTACATATATAGCTAATTTAGAGACTGAACTAGCACATCTTAGAAAACAACTTCCTGATCCTTCATTAGAAGGTATGAAGCAAACTGTATACGAAAAGATTAACAATATTCCTGGAATGGTTGAGGGTACTGGTTACGAACTAGTTAAAAGAGCGTTGGCTATATCAGGCCAAGAAAATCCTCCTAATGCAACTATGTTATTTAATTGGGCGATGAAAGAACTTAAAGCCAAAGAGCTTATGGGTAGGCAAACTGCCAATCCTTCTGTTAAAACAGAGAAAACCGTAGCTATTATGACTAAGGCTGCATCTGAAAAGTCTGATTCTTTCAGACAAACCATGCCCAACAGCATAGCTCGTACCGCACGTAATAATCTCTATAGTATTAGTGAGGATAAAATAATCCATGAATGATGAAGCAAATATGGAATGTATTAATTGCAGGTTCTGTAAAGTCTCTGACGATATATCGTATACACTAATATGTAAACATCATGAAATACAAAAGCGTATTGTAGTACCACGATTGAGAGATCAGAGTGCAATACTAGACGCAATGTCTTGTGAAAACCTAAACCCAGATAGTGATTGTGAGTTTTTTACAGATGGGTAAAAACCAAACAGAAAAATGTCCGTATCCGTCTAAATACTCGCCGGGAACCTATGTCACACCAGCACAATATCTGAATGAGTTGGTATGCGAGAAGAAGGCTGTGTATGACAAGACGATATTGCCTATTAAGTTTTGGAATTTGCGTCAATGGAAAATGTACTTTATGAAAAATTTACGCCAAGTAAGTAAGTTCTTGGAGTATTTTGACGTAGAGGCTGTCGCTAATGCTCTAAAAGCACCGAGATTCTTTAATAGATATTCCATATTTACGGAACATTTTGCTGAATTAGTACAAGAAGAACAAGTCAAAATTGATAATATTAAGGCTAAAAAATCTGAACACCAAATAGTCATCAATCGTGCTACAATAGATAATAAGCCACGTGCGAAAAGACCACAACAGAATTTACTAGACAAACTGGACGATATATAAATGGTAAAGAAACTTGATCTTGAAGCGGAAATTATTAAGGAATTTGGCGAAGGCGTATTAACTAGTGGACGAGCAATCGTAGAGGATAAACGTAAGATTATCCCAGTCAGTCCTGGTTTAGATATTATCTTAGGTGGCGGCATAGCAGAGGGTAGTTTTTGTGTCGTGACAGGGCCGCCAAAAGTTGGTAAAGCCCAAAAATTAGATAGTATTATTTATACTATAGATGGCCCTAAAACTATGGGAGAAATACAGGTTGGTGATAAATTGTGTCATCCAGACGGAGGCTATACAACTGTTACAGACATATTTCCACAGGGTCTTACAGACGCATACAAAGTAGATTTTTCTGATGGGTCTTCAACAGTATGTTGTGGAAATCATTTGTGGAAGGTTAAAACACGCTTTACTGACTGGAAAATTTTATCAACAGATAGTATCAAAAACGAAGGACTTAGACTGTCTGATAGATATAGATGGATGATTCCGCTGGTTGACCCTGTTAGATTTGAATACCAGCAACTAGAACTAGACCCGTATTTCATGGGATTGCTCCTTGGAGACGGTTCTTTTAGAGGTAAGATTAGTTTTACTACTATAGACGAAGAATTACTGAATCATATCGTAAATCATCTTGACCAAAATTATAAACTAACTAAAAATAAAATAACATATAATATAGTTAAAAAACCAACATTTAAACATAAAAAAAACAAATATGTTGAAATGATCAAAGAGCATGGACTATGGCAATGTTCATCTCATACAAAATTTATACCAACACAATACTTGTATAATACAGTAGACAATAGATGGGCACTATTACAAGGTTTGATGGATACCGATGGATCGGCAGACAAAAAAGGTAATTGCGAGTACTCAACAGTATCTCAAAAATTAGCTAATGACATCAAAATTTTAGTTCAGTCGTTAGGAGGATTATGTAAAGTAGCTCCCCGCACAACAACATGTAATGGTAAAACGTTTAAGTCTTTTAGACTAAGAATAATGTTTAACGATAACAGAAAGTGCTTTAGGCTCACAAGGAAGGTCGCTAGATGTCACAAGCGTAAGAAAATCAAGCTAAAAAGACGTATTATCAACATACATAAACTAACACACAAAATTCCAACACAATGTATTTCTGTCGCAGCATTAGACGGGCTTTATGTTACAGACGATTTTCTGGTTACACATAATACCAGCATGTGTTTAGACTTTGCTGGTACTGCTCAAAACAAAAAGTATGCGTGTGATATAGGACGTAAAGAAGGTCGTCGTGTTGTCTACGCTTCTATTGAAGGAAGACTTAAGGAACGCGACCTTAAGGGTATTGCACACTTGGATATGGACAAGCTGTTAATCATTAAGTCAACTCCAGAAAATATCCTAACAGCAGAATCATTCTTAGATATCCTAGAACGGCTAATAAACGATAATCCTGGAGATATCTTTATTATTGACTCGTTCTCCTCACTATGTACTGCTGGTGAGAGAGATGCTAATATCGGTGACAGATACAGGGCTGATGCTCCACTGTTGCTAGCTAGATTCTGCCGCAGAATCTCAAATGTTATACCAGTAAATAAAACAATCATCCTTGGTATTACACATAGAATTGCTAATCAGGGTAAAGGCATGTCCCAGTGGTCAGAAGCTTCTGGTCAGAAGGTACAATATGCCGTAGATATTAAGTTAAAAGCGACACACGACACGCCGTGGTTAGTTGGAGAAGGTAAGATTGGTCAAGATGTACACTGGGTATGCGACGAAACTGCCTTGAATTCTGCACCAGGAGGTAAGTTTACTTCTAAGTTTAGATATGGATATGGTATTGATAAGGCAGCAGAAATAATTAATTTAGCTGTAGATATGAGTCTTATTAAAAAGGGTGGAGCATGGTATACACTTCCCGATGGACAGAAGGCTCAAGGTATTGATAAGGCTGCGGACTATCTTAAAGACAATCCCGCTGTATACAAAAAGTTGGACAAAACCATTAAGGACATGATGGGAATTGCTGATGCAAGTACTTGATTTGGAAGGAAATACTAATGAATGGAAAGCTAAAGGGGTTAATATTCAAAAGCCTCGGCCTCGGTCGAAACTGCACCTACGAGCGAGAAACATCGTTAAAGAACGATATCCAACTGCACACGTCATTGAAGAAGTCACAGTGTATGTGCGGCCACGACAACGCCTATATCTTGACCTATACATTCCACTGTACAAACTCGCAATTGAAGTGCATGGCGAACAACATTTCAAGTTTAATACGCACTTCCATAGAGACAGAATGGCCTTCCTAAAGTGTTTAGCTAATGACCGAGAAAAAGCTGAGTGGTGTGAGCTAAACGGTATTACATTGGTAGAACTTAATTATAATGAGGATTTAGATGTCTGGCGAAGTAAATTTAACTGAACAGAATATGGAAATCATTGTTAAGGCACTGGATGAATATGAATCCCAATGTGGCTTACCTGCTGCATCAAGTCCTTGTCCCGGCGATGAACTAAATGAATATTTAAGCATGGATCGACATGCTCTTGAGGTTTTAAGTGCGGAAGACTGCGGTCAAATCTCTTACAGGTTAGGCCAGTCAGCACTATATATCCAGCGTAGCATTAATCGTGAAGAAGCTAGAATAGTATGGAGCGAAACATCGCTACAAGAAATTGTAAATAAAGATGTCAATACCTTTGACAAGTTCGTAAAATATGAAGTGAGAGTAGCTTCTATAATAGCAAAAAGCGAACCTGCTGCAAAATTAACTGAAATCACATCTTATGCAAAGCAACGTGTAAAAAGATTAACATACATTGCCACATCTCTCAAGAATCTATCTGACATAATGTTAGCAAACCAGAGGAGTAAATACTATGGCCAAAGACAAGCTTGACCAAATCGCAGAACTGTTAGGATCATTGGATGCTGACGAAAAAGTAGCCCTGATGACTAGGTTACATGGAGAAGAAGAAGAACCTGAACCTAAGCCTAAAAATAAAAGACGCAGTAGAAGCAAGAAACATAAAGCTGTAGCCGACATTCCAGAACAGCGTAAAATCGAAAAGCCTCAACGGTCAAAAACTAAACGCAAGGGACAGCGTGTTCGTAGACACGCAGATGCTGTTGAGCAACTTGACGGAGTGCAAGCACGACAGGAGCCTATGCAAATAGGTGGAGACAGAGAGAACAAATTTCTGACCATGAGAAATAAGTTAGCACCAGTCGGTGATGAATTCGATTATAAAAAAGCTATTAAGTTCGATACGAGCGTAGCACGAAAAACCGAACCCGTGGAACGTAATACTAGAGATAGTAATATGTGTGAAGTTGAGTGTAATAAGTGTCATGACTGGTACGAAGTTCCTGCAATTCTAGTTGTTGACGGTAAGTTTACCTGCAATAAATGTCAGACCACCGGACATTAAGGATCAATAAATGAGTTTAGTGTTATCAAACGTACCTGCTGAACGGGCTATATTAGCAGGGCTGTGTCAATATAATGGAGATGCTTATTTTGAGATATCTGATATTATAAATCCCAATACATTTTCTGACGATACCAACTCGTCCATATATCGTTGTATTCAAACCATAATGAATAGGGACGACAAGGCTCAATTAGACATACCTCTCATAAGCGGTGCTGCTGAAGAGTTAGGGCTAGCACACATCATAAATAAAAAAGACGAGCTTAAGTATGTAAACTCTCTGTTTCAATTCCCTATCAATTTATCAAATGTTCGTAAGTTTGCAGCCAAAATTAGACGACTAGATATTTCTAAAGGCTTGTGTCAACGCCTAAGCAACGCTGAGAGTCTGATCATGGACACTGTTACTGGTGACGAACCCATGCAAGAGATCATTAGTATGGCAGAGGAACCTATTTTTGATTTTATCAGTTCCGTCGATGACACCAACGCAAGACCCAAGAAGCTAGGCGAAGGAGTTAGAGAATATATAGAATATCTTATGAATAATCCTGTGGAACAGATGGGTATATCTACTGGTTATCCCGCATATGACCAAGCTATAGGCGGTGGGTTAAGACCAGGGACAGTTAACGTCATAGCGGCTAGGCCAAAAGCGTTGAGAGACAGTTCTGTTGTGTATATGTCGTCTGGGCCACAACGTATAGACACATTAATTGTTGGTGATAAAATTTGTCATCCGTTTTGTGGATATACAACCATAAAAGAAATTCATGTCCACCCAAATACTCAGATTTATAAAGTTTCTTTTAAAGATGGCGATACAGTAGACTGTTGTGAAGATCATTTATGGGAAGTGTATAAGAGATATCCATATGATATATTAGACAACAAAATACCTATAATTAAAACAACTAAAGAACTAATAAACGATCTAAAAATTGGTAAGGGAGAACAGTATAAGTGGGATATTAGATTACCAAAATCAATTGAATTTATGGAACATGATGTGCCTATCGATCCATATGTTTTGGGATTATTAATTGGAGATGGGTCTTTTAGGAATGCTATATCGTTTACAACAGGCGACGACGAACTTATACAACACATAAAAATGGTTTTACCCAACGACATTAAGTTAGAACAAGTATCTACTGGATGTAAAACATATCGTATCAATAGTTTACAAGGATTAGTTCGTGAAACTGGTCTGTATAAAGTTAAAGGTCCAAATAAGTTTGTCCCTAAAGTTTATATTTATAATTCTATAGAAACTAGAATTGAAATGTTGCGTGGTTTAATGGATAGTGACGGAGATTGTACTATAGACAAAAAAAGTGGTGGTAGTAGAACTAGATTTGCTTCAGTATCTTATCAATTAGTTTTAGATGTTAAGGAAATAGTACAATCTCTTGGTGGATTATGTAGCATTACAGAACAACATGGCACTTATAAAGACATGCCTCATTTATCATATAGGTGCGAGATAAGGCTTCCAGCAAACATCAACCCATTTAGACTGAAAAGAAAAGCAAATAGACATAATAATCGTAAAATTGGACAGCTAAAACGTACTATATGTGCTATTGATAAAATAGATATTGATAATGCTAGATGTTTAACTTTGGAACATCAAGATGGGTTATTTCTTACTGATAATTTTGTTATAACACATAACTGTGGTAAAACTATGCTGTCCGATAACATGGGTCGTTATATCTCTAAAACATCAGATATTCCAGTTCTAAACATGGATACTGAAATGAGAAAGGAAGACCATCAGCACCGTACATTAGCTCTAATGACAGGCGTTCCAATTAACGACATTGAAACCGGAAAGGCTGGCAGCAAACCCGACTGGCGAAAGAAAGTGTTAGACGGCTGCGACGAACTAGAAAAAATTCCGTACTATTATAGAAATATTTCAGGTAAGCCGTTTGAAGAACAAATTGGTATCATGAGAAGATGGCTGATGCAAGAAGTTGGACTCAATAGTGACGGGACAGCTAAACCGTGTGTCATCCTATATGATTATCTTAAGTTAATGACTGCCGAAGGTCTATCGTCAGATATGAAGGAATATCAACTATTGGGCTTATACATGACAACGCTACATAACTTTGCTCATAAATACGATATACCAATAGTGGTTATGATGCAGCAAAATAGGGAAGGTGAAAAAAGTAACTCAACCAGCACAGCCAGTGGATCAGACCGTATTATCTGGCTCTGTTCTAACTTTAGTGTGTTCACCTTTAAGACAGACGATGAGATAGCACAGGATGGTGTAGATGCGGGAAATCGTAAACTAGTCCCCGTAGTCGCACGTCATGGTGGAGCCGCTGACTTTGGGGACTATATCAGTTATACTATGACTGGGTGGTGTGCTAGGATTGAAGAAGGACTGACTAAATTCGAGCTTGACGCTCGCAAGAAGGCTAAAGATGAAGGATTTGAAACCGATGACTCAGGATCAACCCAAGTCGAATTCAACGATCAGTAATATGGGTCAGCCAGAGCTAAACGAACTATCTATTAGAGTAATGGCTAAGTTTGACGAGCTACTGGACTACTTTGGTATTGACCTTGCGATGTCACGCCGTATGTATTATGGAGCATGTCCAGTACATGGCGGTGATAAAGATAATGCCGTGAATATATTCCATACAGGAAGAAGCTATGTCGGTAATTGGAAATGTCATACTATGCAGTGCGAGCAGTTTTTCAGACCATCGGTAATCGGCTTCGTTCGTGGCGTACTCTCACACCAAAGACACGGATGGGAAAACCCGTCTGATGAAACTGTAAGTTTTTATGATACCGTACAATTCCTCATGGACTTCATAGGTGAAAAAGAGATAAATACAATAGACCAACAGGTTATTGAGAAAAATAAGTTTGTTCAAGCTGCTGCCTTATTTGCTGCACCAGAAAACATTCAAGGCATTGATCGCAACCATATCAAAAGTGCTTTACAGATTCCAGCCAAGTATTATCTACAACGAGGATATTCTTCGGAAATTTTGAAGAAATTTGACGTTGGTTTGTGTACAAATCGGGACAAACCCATGTATAATAGGGTAGTTGTTCCAGTTTATGATGACTCATATACCACGATGGTTGGTTGCACAGGTCGTACCATATTTGATAAGTGTGAAAAGTGTGACCTATATCATGGACTAACTGAACGATGTCCGAGCGAAGACTATAGACGTGCTGCTAGATATGCTAAATGGCGACATAGTGAAGGTTTTCAGGGTGAGTCTTATCTATATAACTACTGGAATGCTAAGCGTCATATCATTAGAAGTAGAGTAGCTGTTATAGTTGAAGGACCAGGTGACATATGGAGATTAGCCGAAGCTGGTATTGATAATGGAGTTGGTGTGTTCGGTACTGCTATAAGTGACGGACAACAGGTATTACTAGATTCTTCTGGGGCATTAGCACTTGTAGTAGCAACTGATAATGATGCTGCTGGTAATAAAGCGTTTGAGATTATTAAAGAACAGTGTAGTAGATACTATTATGTATATCGACCAGAAATTCCTATTGGGGATATTGGCGATATGACGATAGAACAAATAAAACAAACAATTCTGCCTGTGGTTGAACAGGCAACAAAAGACGTATCATAAGGATAAAAATTATGACTAAAATTCTTGCTTTGTCAGGGCGAAAACAGAGTGGTAAAAATACTGCCGCTAATTACATTGTTGGTACTTACTTGGCAGCACTACAAATTGTACAGGGTTCTATCACCGTACATCCAGACACAGGAGCACTGTGGATTACTGACTTCTTGGGTGATCCAGAAGTAGCTGGTGAATTAGATATGGATCGTAAGAATCCTTATGCTGTAGCGATGTTTGATAAGTATATTAATCCATATGTTAAGCAGTATAGCTTTGCGGACTTGCTTAAGCAAGAAGTATGTGTTAATATCTTGGGGTTGACATCTGATCAGTGTTATGGTACTAACGAACAGAAGAACACTCCTACACATTTGAAGTGGGGGGATATGCCTGGGATTATCACTGATAAGACAATGGATTATATGGATTATGACGGTAAAGGATTGGGTGATTATCATCTTAAGGCACTCCGTTTAACCGAACACGCCGAAGGCCCAATGACTGGACGCGATGTCATGCAGTATGTTGGTACTGACCTCTTTAGAAAGATGTACTATAACGTATGGGCTACTGCTACACTCAACAAGATACTAAGGGACGATTCTTCACTAGCTGTTATTACAGATTGTAGATTTCCTAATGAGGTTGAGGCTGTGCAGAAGGCTGGAGGTAAAGTTGTAAGGTTTACTCGTGATCTCTTTGATAAGGAAGACGTACATGCTAGTGAGACAGCACTTGATCCTGAAAACTTTGATAATAACAAGTTTGACTTTGTTATTGACAATGCTAAGATGACTATTAGAGAGCAGAACGAAGCCTTGTATGATGTACTACGTCCTATTGATTACGTACCGGAGAATCTATGATAACAACCTACTTTAGAAGTAGTAGCTATAACACACATGATATGTGCCCTCTACAATACTATATTGAATATAATTTAGGATGGCGTGGAGACTCAAGTATTAAAGCAGATAAAGGAACTATAGTCCATAAAGTTTTGGAAGTAATGGCTCTGTGTAAAAAAGCCAAGCAAGAGAAGAAGAAGCATATTAAGGATGATATATGTGGTACTGTACCTGTTACTAAGTATAACATTAATGAGTTGACAGACATAGTTTATAAGCATTATGTTACTCATGTGCCTCAACATAATTGGCGTGATATAGATCGTCAGGACTGTAAGGATTGGGTCTGGCTCGCTTTACAATATAATGATGGTCAGTTTGACCCTCGTAACAAAACCATTATAGATGCTGAACCGTTTTTTGATATTGAGATTCAGGAACCGTGGGCTGCTTATGATTATAATATAGACGGTAAGAATGTTAAGGGTTTCTTTGGTATTAAGGGTACTATAGATTTAATCACTAAGGTACAACCTAACATATATGAGATCATAGATTGGAAAAGTGGTGGTTATAGAAAGAACTGGGTAACTGGTAAGGATAAGGAGTTGGAAGACTTTTACCATGATCCTCAGTTACTAATGTACCACTACGCCGCTCATAAACTATACAATGTAGATCAGATCATCGTAACTATATTCTTTATTCGTGCTGGTGGTCCTTACACAGTATGTTTTGATAGTAGTCATTTAAAAATTGCTGAAGACATGCTCAAGAAGAAGTTTGAGGAAGTTCGTGCTGATCAAAACCCTGTTAGAAACAGTTCGTGGAAATGTACTAAGTTTTGTACTGCTGGTAAGAAGACATTTGAAGGTACTCATATCAAACCTATACAGGAGTTTAGACGCGGACAAGTTACACCGTATGGTAAGATGATGACACGTTGTGAACAAATTAAATTTGATCTTGACAGGAAAGGTATAGCTGCCGTAGATAAGGAATATACTATGCCAGGACACGATGTTATGTTCTACAAGAATCCTGGGAGTGTAGAGTGAGTATTAAAAGCAGAAAAGATCATCGTACTCGACGACAATTTAAAGAAGACATACATAATCGTACTAAGAAGGAAGGGTATCTTATGAGACTCTTCCAGCGTGAGATGAAGTGTCGTGGTATTGCTGTAACTTATAAAAGCAACGGTACTGATAACAAAGGTAATATACAGAAGGAAGTAACTTGTGAAGCTGATTACCTCGTAACCATAGACGGCCAAGAACAACTATTAGATATTAAGAACAGTCCCATACACTCAAAATGGACATTTAAAGTCCATAATTTAGAATATTACGTTAAAACTAATGCTGGCATGTTGGTATATTGGGGAACTGGTTATATAGATAGTGACCCGTCTAAGATTAATAAGACAGAGACATACTTTGGTATTATTAGTAGCGAATCTATCGCTGAGATGCTTAAGCAGTATAAGCACTATGAAGAATATAAATTTGGTAATAAAGTTTGTATTAAGATACCGAGTTGTGATTTTGCTGCTTGGTGTGTGCCTGAAAAATTACAATGTTTAAATGGAGAATAAGATGAAACTTATAATAGCAGGAAGTCGCAGTATCGTAGAATACTCAGTATTAATTAAGGCGTTAAAATATTTTGAGATACATGCCGACGATGTAACCGAAGTAGTTTGTGGAGATTGTAACTTAGGAGAAGTGTGGGCTAATAACCACAACATAAAGGTGAAGCATTTTCCTGCTAAGTGGGACGATCTTGAAGCAGTGCCTTGTAAAGTTAAAACTAATAGCTATGGCGAGTATAATGTACTAGCGGGGCATAATAGGAATCAGTTGATGGCTGAGT